TGAGATTATCATAATAAAAGCACATATGATAAATTTTTAGATCATATAGAAAAAAATAAAGGTCAATTAAATTGACCAAAAAAAAGAAAAAAGATAAGCATACTATTGATATTGGAGCTCAGACTCTAATTAGAGATGATAAAAACTTAACATTAACTAGAAAAGTTGATGGAGAAGTCTTTAGATTTGCTTTCTATGGTAATGATAGACACTTAGAAAAAGTCCATAATTCTGTATTACAAAATTATTATGCTAGAAATTTATTGGATATGAAGGATAGAGAGAACAATAGCACTAGATATTTTGCAGGATTAAAATTTGAAAAGGTATGTGAAAGAGCTAGACTTAATCCTAAACTTACAGCGAGGCTTGAAGAGTATATTGGTGGATCAAAAGAAGATTTTATCTTATCTAGTTTAGATGCTCATAGTGAGTTTCATTTAATTATAAAAGAGATTGGAGACTCATGGCATATCTTATGGCAAGTTATTCATAGTAATACTCCAGCTCAAAAAAAAATGGATGAATTACGGAATGCTTTAGACAGATTAATTTTATATTACGATATGTAATTATTTTTAATGTTCATGTTGTGTACTTATTAACAAACCAAACCTAAATCTATATTAATATTTATAATCAATACAATTACGACAATAGCTATCTATTAAGATAGCTTTTTTTTTATGAATGAACAGAAACTCTTTATTGCAGTTTTAGTTCAGGGAATGACTGATGCTCTCAATATGTTTAGATGGTCTAGTAGGCTTAATTCTAAATATCAAATAGAAGCCGAAGAGTGGATAGGATCAAAAGACTTTAAAATAGTTTGTTCTTTTGCTCAATGTGAGCCAAGTGAGATTATCAAAATGTACAAAGATATAAGTAAACATAAACATTATTTAACACTAGAGGATATAAGGTATTTATTGAATGAAACTTTTAATAGACGATTTGTTTTGTAGTATGTTAATGGTCAAAAACCCTGAGACTAGACAACCAGAAATAATTATTAGATTTACTAATTTTGATACAGAAGAACAGGCTCTTGAGTTTGCTGAGACATTTAAAAGCCAACCCGAGTATGAAGAGTTAAATCAATCAGTAACATTACATTAAATGGATAAAGCAATAAAAGGCAGACCAACTAAATACAACAAGACATTAGTGAAGGAAATACTAGAGCAATTGTCTACTGGTATATCAATTAGAGATGCAACAAAGAAAAGTGGCATTACATGGTCTAGCTGGAGGAATTGGATATTAAAGGATGAGAAGCTGAGAGAAGCCTATGCTCAAGCTAAAGAGATAGGAATAGAGTATATCATCCATGATGCAGATGAACGCATTGAGTCAGCTTTAAACAGAGAAAAGATTAGTATGTCAGAGGTGAAGCTCCTTGAAATTTATTCTAAGAATTTACAATGGAAAGCCTCTAAGCTCTCGGCGAAGCAATATGGTACAGAGAAACAACAAACATTATCTATTACTGATAAGGATGACAAGAAGATAGAGATAAGTTGGGTAAGCGATTAAGACTTATTTTGACACAAATCTCTCATGAATTCTTTCTTCCATTTTCTAAGTTGTTTAATAGATGCATTGTTTAATGCCCAACTATAAATTGTAAACATTTGATCAGTCATATCAAAAGAATATGATCCATTATTAATTTGTGATAGTTTAGTTACTTTATCTTGTAGTCTTTGTTTAATTTTAGATTTCATATTTATACCTCTACTTATATGTGTACAATTAGATCAAATATTTATCATTATTGTTTGAAAATAGTTGAAAAGAATATTAATTAGTTATTAAGTATGAGTAATAGAGAGTAGTCATTAATATAAAAAGGTAGGGAATATATAAGTTTAATATCATTTTTTCCTTTTTTGACACAAATCTCTCATGTAAGAGAGAAAATGGGAGAAAACATAGGTTTTTTCTTAATTACTTTCCCAAATGTTTAAAAAACATAGGAAACAAGCCAATAATTAATCATTGGGTATGGAAAGTTTTTATTTATTTATAATAAATTATGATAACTAAATCATAAAATATACTAATAAATCCTTATTTATCAATGGTTTATATAGATAAGTTACGATAATAAAACTTATCGTAACATATAATTATTGAGATTTTCTGGAGGGATGTACCCCTTCAACTTTTTATAATTCAAATCACTACCCATTTCAACACAATACAAAACTGCTATGAGATTTTTATGAAAACAAAAAAACCTAAACCAAGAAAAAGAAAACTTAGTCCCTTTAAGGAATTAGTTTTAGCTATGGAAAAGAAAACACAATTACCTGAGTCTAGTGGTAGAGGTGTGGTTAGTGGTAATGATGTTTCAAGAATGAAGGATTTTTTAAGTGAGCAAGGAAAGTAAGAATGCGTGAAAATTGTTATACCTTACAAACCTAGAAATCATCAAATAGAAGTCCATAATAGTTTACAAAGATTTAATGTTCTAGTCTGTCATCGGAGATTTGGAAAAACTGTGTTGTGCATCAATGAGCTATTAAAAAAGGCTATGCAAAACACTATGAAAAGACCTAGATATTATTATCTATGTCCGACCTACTCAATGGCAAAAAGAACTGGCTGGGACTATTTGAAAGAATATACAAGTGTTCTTCCAAATGTAACCTACCATGAGACCGAGTTAAGATGCGATCTACCTAATGGTGCAAGAATACAATTATTAGGATGTGAGAGACCAGATAGTTTGAGAGGATTATATATTGATGGAGTTGTCTTAGATGAAGTGGCTCAAATGCCACCTAGACTATGGACTGAGATTATTCGACCCGCTCTAAGTGATAGAGAAGGATGGATGATAGCGATTGGAACTCCTCAAGGTCATAACTCTTTTTTTGATCTATATGATTATGCAAGTCATCAAGATAAATGGTTTGCTAAAACTTATAAAGCTAGTGAGACACAAATCATTAGTGAAGTAGAAATGAATGAAGCGAAACACCTCATGCCTCCCGAAGTGTTTGATGCAGAGTTTGAATGCTCTTTTGATAGTGCCGCGATTGGATCAATCTATGCTAAAGGTTTACAATTAGCAGAAGAAGAGGGTAGAATATCAAAAGTACCCTATGATGAAACTCTGCGTGTAGATACATTTTTTGATCTAGGTATGGCCGATAAAACTGCAATATGGTTTGTGCAACAAAAAGGAAGTGCATTTCATCTCATAGATTACTTTGAGGATAGTGGAGAAGGTTTAGAATACTATGTCTCTATCCTAGATGATAAAAAATATAGATATGGTACACATTACCTTCCACATGATGCAAATGTACGGGAATTAGGAACTGGAGTATCAAGAATAGAGACCGCACAATCTTTAGGAATGCGAACTAGCATAGTACCTAAATTAAGTGTGGAGGATGGAATTAACGCAGTAAGGATGATCTTATCAAGATGTTGGTTTGACCATGAAAAATGTAAACATGGTTTAGATGCTTTACGACAATATAGATGGGCTTCTAATGATAGAGGCGAATTAAAAAATAAACCAGAACATAATTGGTGCAGTCATAGTGCTGATGCTTTTCGATACTTTGCCGTAGGCAATAATCAATCAAGTGATTGGGGAGCAAAATTAGAATATAACAACGCAGGAATAGTTTAAACGAATGGCAAAATTATCAAAATCAAAATTACTAGCTTTAATCTCTCAAGAGATTTCAAACTCTTTAGGATTTTATTCTAGTGATTTATCAAAACAACGAGAGGATGCTCTTAAATATTATTTAGGAGAGCCACTAGGAAATGAAGTAGAAGGTAGATCAAGTGTGGTCAGCCAAGATTTACTAGAAGTTGTGGAGTCCATGTTGCCTAGTTTAATGCGAATGTTTACACAAAGCGATAAGATGGTCAACTTTGATCCTCAAGGTCCAGAAGATGTAAAATACGCAGATCAGATTACAGATTATTGCAATTTTATTTTTAATAGAGACAATGATGGTTTTTCTATTTTGCATTCTATGTTTAAGACAGCCTTGCTTCAAAAGAATGGCTTTTGCAAAATCTATTGGAAAACTTCAAAGAAACAAAAAAAAGAGTCTTATAAACATTTAGACGAAATGCAATATCAAGCATTATTAATTGATAATGAAATTGAAATAATAGATGTAGAAACCATTGAAGAAGAAGATGGTATTTACTATGATGTAGAACTACGAAGAACAAAAGAATATGGTAGATGTCAAATAGACCCAGTACCCCCAGAAGAGATACTTGTCTCTCCTAGAGCAAAAAGTTTAGATGATTGTAACTTCATAGCTCATAGAGTTACCAAGACCGTATCTGAATTAATAGATATGGGTTTTAATAAAAAAGATGTTGAGTCTCTTCCTAGTAGTGAGGATAGTGTGTTTAACACGGAGGCTACGACTAGACGATCTTATGATGATCCAACAATGGATATTGATATTACTAATATTGATCCTTCCATGCGTAATGTTCAAATAACAGAATGTTATATGAAAGTTGATATGGATGGAGATGGTATTGGAGAACTACGAAAAATTATAGTTGGTGGTAGTGGTTATAACAATTATGCTATTTTAGAAAATGAAGAAATAAACATCCTTCCTTTTGCTATGTGTGTTGCAGTGCCTATGCCATTTAGATTTTTTGGTTTATCCATGTATGACTTACTCGCTGATGTACAAATGATGAGTACTGCGATAATGCGTCAAACTCTTGATAATATGTACACTTTAGGAAACGCAAGAACTGTAGTTGTAGATGGTCAAGCAAACTTAGATGATTTACTTACTTCACGGCCTGGTGGAATAGTTAGGGTTAAAAGTCCTGGTGCTGTTACCCCAATGCCACAACAAAATTTCTTAAATGAAGGTTTGGCTATGATGCAAAAAATAGACCAACTCAAAGAAAAAAGATCTGGTGTACCAAATCAATTAATGGGTTTAAACCCAGACACTATTAATAAATCACATACTACTGCTGAATCAACTCGTTCTATGATGCAGACTTCTACGCAAAGAATTGAATTAGTTGCTCGTAGTTTTGCTGATGGAGTAAAAGACATATTTAAAAATATACTAGCCGTTATTAGTGAGTACCAAGATCAAGAAAGAATTGTTAAATTACGAGGAGAGTTTATTTCCATGAATCCGAGAGAATGGACTGATCATTATGATTGCACAGTTCAAGTTGGATTAGGAACTGGCAACCAAGATCAACGACTACAAGTTTTACAACAAGTTTTAAATGTACAAGAAAAAATGATTTCTCAAGGTGGAATGGGTATGGTAACTCCACAAACAATTTACAATACGATTGAGGCATTCTTACAAAATAGTGGATATAAAGATGCAACGCAATTCTTTAACAATCCATCTCAACAACAACCTCAACAACCAAAACAAAACAAACAAGATCCCGCTCTGCAACTTGCAGCTCAACAAATAGAAATACAAAAACAAAAGGCAATGGCAGACATGGATTTTAAAAATAGAAAATTAGAAGCTGATAATCAAATGAAAATGCAAAAATTAAATTTAGATGAACAAAAACTCGCAACACAAGTTGTTAAAGAGCAAAATGTTTCAGAATTAGAAAAAGAGAAATTAGCTTCTAAAATTCTACAACAAGGAATGAATTAATGGTTGATACATTTACACCTTTTATGCAAGGCACAAAAGCTCAAGGCATAATTGACTCTTATCTTGGTGGAGACTACGCAACTACACCTAATGTTAATAGTGCGGGAATGTATCGTAATCCAAAATTTGATTTACGAACACAACAAGAATTGGCTGGAGAACTTGATCCAACTGCTCTCTATCCAAATCCTATACTAGATACTTCCGTAGATGATGAAGAAATTATTGATCCTTGCCAAGAAGGATTTATGTTAGTTGATGGTATATGCCAACCCATAGAAACTTTTGGTCAATCTATGTATGATGAAAATAAAGATGATAATAACGAAGGTGTTGAAGGAAGAAAACCTTTAATAAATATGACACCAGATGAATTATTTGAATTTGGTAAAAGTAAAGGTTATCTTAATGAAGATGGTTTTGTACTAAGTCCACAAAAAGTTAATTCTAATTTTATGGGATTAATACCAGAAATATTTAAAAGTTTTGCTCCAAACCTTAATCAACATCAATTTGATTCTTTTCTTAATAGTGCAGGAAGATTAGGTTTATTAAATAGAATGTCTAGTACAGGCTCTCCTAGTTCTATGGATATACAAATGGTTAATTCAAATCCAATGTTAGATGCTTATAATAAAGTTGGAATTAAAAATTTACCTACTATTGTTTATGGTCAAGATGAATTAAACCAAACTGACCAAGAAAGATTTTATCAAAATCAAGCCTTTCAAAGTAATAATCAAGGAAATTATCAAGCTCCACCAATGACAGAGCAACAAGTTATAAATGATGCACAGCAATCTGGTGGTAGTGTTAATCAATTTGAAGCACAAAATATTAATGCAGGTGGAAATAATAATACTCCTGCTCCTCCAAAATTTACTTACGCACAACAACAATATGAACAAGATTACGATAAATAATGGATAAAGAAAAAGAAATACAAAGAGGACATAGAGCTAAAGCAATATTAGAAGATGAAATATTTGCAGAAGCTATACAAAAAGTTTCGGTAGAGTTAGATCAAGAATGGCTAAACTCTCCGATAAGAGACACTGAAGGAAGAGAAAAAATTTACATGATGAAAAAAATGTTAAATGTCCTTCTAGTGCAAATCCAATCTGTAATGGAAACTGGTAAACTAGCATCTAAACAGATTAAAAAATAATAAAAAGGAGTTATATGACAGATCAACCCTCTAGTGAGGAGTCTGTTGTTTCACAACCACCCTATAATAAAACTGATGAAACAGCAACGGCTATCGCTACCCTACTAACTAATGAAGAAACTGCAAGGAACGAAGAGCCAAAAACAACAACTAAAGAAGAAGAAGGGAAAGACGATCTTGAAAAAGACACCAACGATCCCTTATTAGAAGATTTAGATGTAGAAGAAATAGACGAAAACCAAGAAGCCAAATTAGAAAGCGAAGAGGAACTCTATGATATTACTGTTAATGGTAATAAACAAAAAGTTACCCTTGATGAACTCCTAAAAGGTTACTCTCGAGAGTCCGACTATACTAAAAAAACTCAAGACTTAGGTAATCAACGCAAAGAGATTGACTCAATGCAAGAAAACTTAAATAAAGAGTTACAAGCAGTTAAAAATTCGAGAAATCAATATGCTGAACAATTAGAAATCTTAACTAATAATTTAAAGCAAGAAGAAAACAACATTGATTGGGATGGTCTTTATAAATCTGATCCTGCTGAGTATATAAAACAAAAAGCAGAGAATGATAAAAGAAAAGAAACAATACAATTAGCTCAACAAGAGCAAAATCGTATTCAACAAGAACAACGACAAGAGCAAGAAAAAATCTATAATGATTATATTGCTAATGAACGAAAAATCTTGAGTGAGAAGCTCCCAGTTTATGCTGACAAAGAAAAAGGCGCAGAACTAACTAGAAATTTATCTAATTTTGCAAAAGAAAGTGGTTATAGCGATAAAGAAATCTCAATGATGGTAGATCACAGAGCTGTTCTATTACTTGTAGATGCTTATAGATATAATCAACTTAAAAAAACAAAGTTAGCTGATAAAAAAGTTAATAAAGCTCCTAGAGTTGTTACTTCCAATGCTTCAAATGTTAGAGAAGATTCAGATAAGAAACAGAATGTTGATAAGCGAATGTCAAGACTTAAACAATCGGGACATATGAAGGATGCGCAGGATGTGCTGAAAGAAATGTTCTTTAACGAATAGGAGACTAATATGGCGGTACCAGGAAATACAGTACAGACATACAACAGAGTCGGCATAAAAGAGGACTTAGCCGATGTAATTTATAATATCAGTCCGACAGAATGTCCGTTCATGAGTAATGCTGGAAAAGGCAGTGCTTCACAAACTAACCATGAATGGCAAACAGATGGATTAGCTGCAGCTGGTGCAAATGCACAAATCGAAGGTGATGATTTTGGTAATACTGCAACTTTAGCAACAGTCCGTCTTGGAAACTTTACGCAAATTTCAAACAAAGTAATTGGTGTATCAGGAACTGATCAAGCTGTAACTAATGCAGGCCGTGGTGATGAACTGGCTTACCAGTTAGCGAAGGCAGGAAAAGAGATCAAACGAGATATAGAATTTACTTGTATTGGTGCAGAAACTTTTAAAACAGCTGGAGCTGCAGGAACAGCAAGAAATCTCGGTAGTGTGGGTACATGGTACGGAGGAAACATTGCAGGAACTGCAACAGCAGCTTCAAACTTTTCTGACGCAGCTAACACTACTTATGCAAATGCAGCTGGTGCAGTAGCTAATCCTACTGGAGATGGCTTAACAAAAAGAAATGCAAATGGAACTACAAGAGCTTTCACAGAAGATTTGTTAAAAGCAGGTCTTAAAAAATGTTTTGAGCTTGGTGGAAATCCTGATGTAGTTTTACTAACTGCTTCTCATAAACAAACTGCAAGTGGTTTTAATGGTATTGCTACAAACACAAATAACATTGCTGATAAAAGAGTAATCGGTGCTGTTGATGTGTATGTTAGTGATTTCAATGAAGTAAGTTTTGTTGCGGATAGACACCAACAAGAGAATAGAGTTGACATTTTAGAAATGGATAAATGGGAACTTTCTTACCTTAGACCTTTTGAAACAAAAGAATTAGCTAAGACTGGCGATAGTGATAAAAGAATGCTCGTAACTGAGTACACTTTAACTGCTCGTAGTCCAAATGCTAACTTTGGTCTTTTTGCATTAACTGCATAAATTAAACTTTTATAAGGGAGGTAATAGTACCTCCCTTTATTATTGAAGAGTTAAGAGCTCGGAACAATAGGAAAAACAATGAGAACATTAAACGATTATTTTTTAACAGGAAAAATTACAACTATCTCAACAGCAGGTAGTAGTTTTGTAACTGCTCCTGATAGTGGAAAAATTATT